ATGAATGGGCCTTCGGTCGTGCATCAGACGGCCGAGGCCGACCTGCGTCTGACGATCCGGCACGGTCTGGTGGACTGGGCCAAGCTTGTCCTTGAGATTGATGGTCGGAGCCCAGCGTCGCATCACCGCCTTCTACTGGAAAGACTGGAGGCGGTATGCAATGGGACGATCGATCGATTGATGGTCCTCATGCCGCCCGGCGCGGCAAAATCGACGTATTCTTCGATCATTTTCCCAACATGGTGGTTTGCGTGCCATCCGGCCAGCTCGGTCGTCGCGGTCTCGCACACGGCCGGCCTGGGCGCGCATTTCGGTCGCCAGGTTCGCAACCTGATCAGAAGCCAGGCGCCGCGCCTGGGGTTTGAGATTGCCGCCGACAACCGTGCCGCGGCGCGATGGCGGACCACGGCTGGCGGAGAGTATCTCGTCACGGGGACGCGCGGCGCCATCACCGGACGCCGCGCCGATCTGGCATTGATCGATGATCCGATCAAATCGTACGCAGAGGCCAATAATATCCGCCTGCGGGACGGGCTGTGGAACTGGTTTCAATCAGAACTAATGACCCGGCTCAAGCCGGGTGGCCGCATCATTCTGGTCATGACGCGTTGGCACGAGGACGATATCGCCGGCCGGCTTCTGCTGCGTGAGCCGGGTCAGTGGCACGTCCTGCGACTGCCCGCTCTCGCCGAGGCGGATGATCCGCTGGGCCGCGAGATCGGGAAGCCGCTGTGGCCGGAGTGGGAGGCGCTCGGGCCGTTGCTGCGCAAGCGTGAATCTGTCGGCGAACGTGTCTGGAGCGCGACCTATCAACAGGCGCCGCGCCGACTTGAGGGGGCTCTGTTTCAGACCAATCGCATCGAGGTTCTGGATGAGCTGACACCAACCATCACGGGACAGATCGTTCGGGCGTGGGACCTTGCGGCGACGGCCGAGGACGACGGATACAACCCCGACTGGACAGTCGGCGTGAAGCTGCTGCGAGAGTCGCAGGGGCGGTTCATCGTGCTGGACGTGACTCGCAAGCGGGCGGGTCCACACCAGGTGTTGCACGTGATCAAGAGCGTTGCGGTCGAGGATGGGCCGGCTGTCTGGATCGGGCTGCCCGAAGACCCCGGCCAGGCCGGCAAATCCCAGTCAGCCTATTTCAACGGTCAATTGGCCGGTTACACGATAAGGACGACACGGGAAACCGGGTCGAAAGCGACCCGGGCCATGCCTGTCGCGTCCCAGGTCGAAGCGCGCAATGTGGCGATCCTCCGAGCCTCCTGGAACCACATCTTCCTGGAGGAGCTTCGGGATTTCCCCAACGGCGGCAAGGACGATCAGGTCGACGCTCTGTCGCGCGCATTCAATACGCTAACGAACATCGGTGCGCCGGCGCGCACGCTGAATGTTCGTATCATGAGCCGATAGTCACACATATTCAGATGGGCACGATCCGCCCGCCGGCAAGGTTCCATGTTCGATACAATATGCGATCAGATTCCACACGATCCGGATTATCCGGCGCGCACGCGTGCCCTGGATATCCTGCGCCGCGTTCTGGATGGCACACTCTACGACGTGCTTCCGTACCAGTTTCATGAGGAACGATCCGCTGGTGGGGAGTATATTCCTCTGCGTAATCGCCGACCCAGTGTGCGTTATACCCTGTGTCGCGTGGTCGTCGAGGACAGCGTGTCACTGCTGTTCAGCGAAGGTCACTTCCCGACCTTCGACTGCGCCGACTCGGAGTTGGTGTCCACACTGGCGGACGTTGTCAAGGAGACGCGGCTCAATCAGGTGATGACCGATGCCGCGTTACGCGGCGCAATTGGATCTGTTGCCATTCTGATGCGCCTGCTGCGAGGGCGCATCTTCTTCTCAGTGTTAGATACGATCTATCTGACACCGCTATGGGATGCGATGGCACCCGACACGCTGTTGAGTGTCACCGAACGGTACAAGGTGCCAGGCCAGCTTCTCATTGCGAATGGCTACGATGTCGCGGATCCGGCGTCGGATTACTGGTTCATGCGGCGCTGGGATGCGCAGGACGAGATCTGGTACGTTCCCAGTCTGACCTCGGATCCGTCCGCTCCTGCCGTGGATGCAGCACGCAGTGTCCATCACGGACTGGGCTTCGTTCCCCTGGTCTGGATCCACAACCTTCCCGGTCCATCGGCGAGTGGTGACCCAAACGATGGCGCGTGCACATTCCGTGCCGCTGTCGAAACGCAGATAGAGATCGATTACCAGCTCAGCCAGGTCGGACGCGGGCTTAAATACAGCAGCGATCCAACTTTGCTGATCAAGGAGCCGGCGTCCTCCGATACCGAGATCGTCAAAGGGGCAGGCAATGCGCTGGTTGTCAGTGAAAACGGCGATGCCAAATTGCTGGAAATCGGTGGCACCGCATCGACCGCTGTCATCGAATACGTTCGCACCCTGCGGGAGATGGCGCTGGAGAGCGTGCACGGCAATCGCGCGAGTGCCGACCGCCTGACCGCCGCGCAATCGGGGCGCGCATTGGAGCTGATGAATCAGGGCCTGATCTGGCTCGCGGACAATCTGCGTATCAGTTACGGCGAGGGCGCTCTGCTGACCTTGGCCCGCATGGTTCTGCGGGCGGCGCAGCTCTATCCGGTGACTGTACTGGGCGCGAAGGTCGGCGATCTGGATCCTTCGGCCCGCCTCTCTTTGAAGTGGCCCCGCTGGTATGCGCCAACGTCCGATGACCGCCAGAAGGACGCCCTAACCCTGTCCACCCTGGCGGCGGCCGGACAGATCAGTCGGGAAACCGCGATCAAGTCCATCGCCGATACCTACGACATCGAGGATGTGGACGCCGAACTGGCGCGCATCGAATCGGACAGAATCCAGAATGAGGAAGACTGATGGCGGACGATGTACCTGAACCGAACAAACCGGACGACGCCTTGGCTGAACTTCGAGCGCGTGCCGAGGCGTTGGAACAGCAGTTGACCGAAGTCCAGCAGCGGACCGAAGCCCGCTTGATTCGTGCCGAGCTAAAGGCCGAGGCCGTTCGTGCCGGAATGATCGATCTCGACGGCCTGAAGCTGGTCGATCTGGATCAGGTCAAGCTCACCCCCGAGGGCGAAGTGCAGGGGGCGGCGGACCTCATGACGCAGCTCAGGAAGAGCAAACCCTGGCTGTTCGGATCCGCGTCATCTTCGAGTGCTGCGACCCCGCCGCCGGCGCAGGCGCCACGCCAGAAACTGGCGACCGAAATGACCGACGCGGAGTATCGCGCGGCGCGCGAGGCGCTGCTCAAGCTCCGAGCCTGACAGTCGGTCCGGACTGACCGGGCGAGACCCGGAAATTTCCTGACACTCTATCACCAAGGAATTTCATAGAATGGGTATCCAGAATTTCCCCGCGGCGTTACAGCCGATCATCCAGCAGGGGTTCCTGCAGCGCGAGTTCATGCAGGCACTGCGGTCCCGCCTGGGCTATCGCGCCTGCGCCGACCGCGAGCAGATCGCCGTTGGTATCGGTGAAACATTGACGAAGACCCGGGTCGGCCTGAAACCCAGTGTCACGACGCCCATCCCGCCGTCGACGAATACAAACTTCGACAACGGCCTGACCACGACAACCTGGGGTGTCGAGCAGTATACCATCACCATCAATCACTACGCGGCCACGACCGATCTGAATATGGTCACCAGCCGCGTCGGCATCGCGTCGCAGTTCCTGCAGAACGCGTATATCAATGGCGAGCAGGCAGCCCGCAGCCTTGACGAGCTGGCACGCAACGCACTGTTCAATGCGTATTTCGGTGGCAACACCCGTGTTCGTACGACCCTGTCGAGCGCGGGCACATCCGTTTCAGTCGACGACATTCGCGGATTTATGAATGCCTTCGTCAACGGCGTCCAGCAATCGGTGAGCAGTAGCAATCCACTGACTGTTACTGTCGGCGCTGACTCGTACACGATCATCGGCGCGGCGGCAGACGCAACCAACGTGTCGACCGCGCCCAATGGCATCTCCGGCGTCCTTACGTTTTCCGGCAATGTGTCGGTCAGCGATGGCACGGCGGGCAATGCCGTTACCGCGGCGAATGCCTCCGTGATTGTGCGGCCTTCGCAGAGAAGCAATACCTCGACCCTGGTTGCCGGCGATACGCTGACCATGTCCTGCCTGCTCGACGCCGTGGCCAAGCTGCGGATGAATGCGGTGCCGGAGATCGACGGCGTCTACAACTGTTATCTCGATCCGGTGTCGGCGCGCCAGCTGTTCGCCGACCCTGATTTCAAGCAGTTGTTCCAGGGCGCAACCTCGGCCAACCAGGTGTTTCGCAAGGGGCTGACGAACGATTTCCTCGGCCTGCGCTTCATGCCCACTACCGAAGCCTACGTGCAGTCGCATCCGACCCTGGCGGGACTGTTGGTGCGCCGCCCGATCATCTGCGGGCAGGGGGCATTGGTCGAAGGATCCTTCGACGGGATGGCCGCGCAGGATGTCGCTCCGGCGGACTCGATCGTATCGATGGTGGATGGCGTCGCCATGGTGACGCGTGAACCGATCGATCGCCTGCAGCAGATCATCGCACAGTCCTGGTATTGGATCGGCGGCTATTGCGCGCCATCCGACACTACCACCAACCCGACGACGATCCCCACGGCAAGCAACGCTTCGTTCAAGCGAGCCGTGATGGTCGAGCACATCGGTTGATTGGCAAGGAGGCAGAACAGCGATGGCCACTGGTTCCGTTACTCCGTTCCACCCAACTGGCACGGTGCCGGTCGGCGCTGGCACCACCTCCCTGAGCGTTCAGCTTCAGGGAGGTGGTGATTCCATCGTGGTCACCAATACGACCAGCGCCCTGGCATATGTGCGTTTCGGTGCCGATCCATCGGTGGCGGCATCGCAGTCGGACATGCCGATCCTGCCCAACAGTCGTGTGATGCTGGCCGTGAACAGCCTCATCACCTATGCGGCCGCGCTGCTGTCGTCTGGCAGCGGGATGGTACTCTTCACTCGCGGCGACGGGTCGTTCCTCTGATGAGCTTCAGTGACGCAGAGAAGACGGACATCCGCCGCTACTGCGGCTATCCGGCGTACGGGGCGGCGCCGGTGGGCTTTCAGACATGGCGTTTCTATCAGGTCTACGGCCTGCTGGAGTTTCGGATGAACAACCTGTCCGACGCCGAGATCGCGGTCGTGCGCCGCTATCTCGGAACCCTGCACGCCATGGAAATGGCAGTTCCACGCTCGGCCGAGAACCTCGACACCGACCAGGCCGCCGTGTGGACCCATAACCCGAACGAGACCAGGGATCGTGCCAGGTTGTTCGATGACTGGCGTCTTCGGCTTTGCGGGTTCTTTGGCGTTCCCGCCGGTCCGGCATTGACCGACGGCGGCATCACCCTGGTGGTATGATGGACGCAAGCCATCTTCAGGACCGCATTCGGTGGGGATCGAATGTTGCAGCACGGTCCCTCGGATTGCCTACGGACGCTTTTCGGTCGCGTGGGGCCGCTGATCCACTCGACCTCACGAACCGGTTCCTGCGTCTCAATGCACTCTTTACGCCACCGGACAACAAGCTGACGCGGTCGATCCCGTACGGTTCGGCCTTGTGGCACGGGATCTTCGACGCCGCCTACACACGGGTTGGCGATTATCTGGTGCATCCCGATGGTACCTGGTTTGTAGCGTCCCAGCCGCCGTTGCTGCCGGTCCTTTGCGTCCGAACCAACCGGACTGTCTCGTTCACCCGCCCCGCGGCTGCATCGAGCAGTGGCGTGAATTCCTATGGCGGTGTCACATCGGCAACGAACTCGCCATTGATGGCCAACTGGCCGGCGAGCGTGATGGGGGCGTCTGGCGGGGGGACGCCATCCGCCGACCTGCCGACCGACGCATCCGTGCCGTACTGGACGGTGCTGCTACCTTCCTGTCCCGAGGTGATCCTTCAATTGTCTGACCTGATGACCGATGACCTGGGGCGCAATGCGGTCGTCGCGGCAGCGGAACTGTCGGACTTTGGATGGCGGATATCCGTCAAGCAGGCGACAACCTGATGGCTGACGAATCAGACGTCGAAACAGCACTGGTGTCGCTGGCCGCCGCCGCACTGTATCCGCAGGGGGCGGGCGCGGCGAGCGTGCCAGGGCCCGACTGTCGTATCTTTCGTGGTTGGCCGAATTCGGCCGCCCTGAATTCAGACCTGTCCACCGGTCTCATCAATGTCACTGTCTTCCCGGCCCATGGTCACCCGCGCACAACCACGCGCTACGCGCCGATTTGGAACGTTGTCCCCGTACAGCCGACATTGTCAGTCGCGGTGTCAGGCAACGCAGTTACGTTCGGCGGGGCGGCGGACCCTGGCCAACTGGCGGGCCTGCTGATCAATGGCACCACCTACGCCTATCGCACACAGACTGGAGATGGTCCCGCAAGCGTCGCGGCCAACCTCGCTGTTCTCGCGCGTGCCGATACGATCGTGCATCTCGCCAATGCGACGCTCATGCTGCCAAACATCGGGCAGGTGCAGGCGCGTGTGGTTGCCGATGCGTCGGCACAACAGGAGGTTCGCCGGCAGGTACAAAGTTTCCGCGTCACGTGCTGGTGTCCGACACCCGTGACACGCGACCTCACTGCCAGCACGATCGATGCCAGCCTTGCCGGTCTGCGGTTCATCACGTTGCCGGATGGGTCCATGGGGCATCTGACCTACGCGGGAACCGCAGTGCTCGACCAGTCCGAGAACGCGCTGCTGTATCGTCGCGACCTGATCTATCGCATCGAATATCCGACCCTTCTGACGGCATTGCAGCCTTCGATGCTGTTTGGCGATCTGCTGCTCAACGCGGCCAATTTTGCTGCCTGAATTTCGAGGATTTCATGAACACATATCTTGTTGTCATCAAGCCCTTCGGGCGCCTGGTTCGTGGTGACACGATCAAGGATCCCGCCCAGATCGCGCAGGTTCTGGCGGGCGATCATGCACATGCGGTCGTACGTGTTGCTGCGTCGTCCAACAGGGAGGTGTGATCATGCCGATCGTTCAGCAGGGTAGCCTGAACACGACCGCATTGGTGGTGCCGGATCTGTATGTTCAGATCGTTCCGCCACAGAACCTCATTCTGAATGGCGTGCCGACGAATGTCGTCGGCGTTGTCGGCACCGCATCATGGGGGCCGGTGGGACAGCCGGTCATTGTGGCGACAATGGCCGATTATGCGCAGTATTTCGGCCCTATCATCGCGCGCAAATACGACATGGGCACCCAGGTTGCGGTGGCGGTGCAGCAGGGCGCTCAGGATTTCCGCTGCGTGCGTGTGACCGACGGGACTGATACGGCGGCGCAGGTCTCGGTGCCAGGAACCACTTTCACGTTCACCGCGCTGTATACAGGCTCGCTGGGCAATCAGGTTGCCGTGGCGATGAACCCTGGTTCGCAGCCCAACACCTGGCGCCTGACGGTGGCCCTGCCCGGGCTGCAGCCGGAAGTCTACGATAACGTCGGTGGGACCGGCGCGGCGTTCTGGGCTGCTCTCGCAGCGGCGGTAAATCAAGGGCAGGGTGCGCAACGCGGCCCGTCCCAGTTGATCGTTGCAAGCAGTGGCGGCGCGATCGCGACGGTCGCGCCTTTCGCGATCGAGCTGGGGGCTGGTACGGCCGGCAGTGACGGCGCGACGAGCGTTGCGGCTGGGCAGTTGGTTGGCAGCGATGTGCCCCCGCGAACGGGGATGTACGCCCTGCGTGGCCAGGGTTGTGGCATCGCGGTTCTTGTCGATGCCGACGACCCAATCCAGTGGACCATCCAGGCGGCGTTTGGCCTTCAGGAAGGCGTCTACATGATGCTGACCGGCCCCGCCGGCGATACGATCCAGAATGCGGTGACCATCAAACATCAAGCCGGCCTGGACAGCTATGCCGCGAAACTGATGTTCGGTGATTGGTTGTGGTGGTCCGATCAGGTCAACAACATTGTCCGGTTGGTGTCCCCTCAGGGCTTCGCGGCAGGGCGGCTTGCCAATCTGTCACCGGAACAGTCCAGCCTGAACAAGCAGTTGTATGGGGTTGTCGGCAGCCAGAAGTCGGGTGTTCCCGGCTCGGGTCAAACGACCTCGTATTCCTCGGCCGATCTTTCCGTCCTTCTTGGCGCGGGCATTGACGTGATATGCAACCCGCAGCCGGGTGGCAGCTACTGGGGTGTTCGGGGTGGGCATAACTCGTCCTCAAATGCCGCGACCAACGGCGACAATTATACGCGACTGACGAACTACATCGCGGCGACGCTTGCCGCGGGTATGGGCGTATATGTGGGCCAGGTGATCAACGCCGACCTGTTCCGTCGGATCCGCGCGACGCAGCTGTCGTTCCTGCAGAACATGTTCGGCCAGGGCCTGCTTGGCAGCGTTGATGGCAGCCTGCCGTTCAGCGTGATCTGCGACATTTCTAACAACCCAGCCAGCCGGACGGGTCTTGGTTACGTGCAATCGGATGCGCAGGTCCAGTACCAGGCCATCAACGAGAAATTCATTGTCAACATGGAAGGCGGCCAGACCGTTCAGGTTTCGCGCCAAACCCTGCCCGGTGGGCAGCCAGCTTAAGGAGGCGCGCTCATGGCACTCACGAACTTCTCCGTCGGTCGCGATACGCAACTCGTGGTGATCGGCCCGTCCGGGCGGATCGATCTGACGCACGTCACCGGATTTGAGGCGCGGCAGCTCACGCAGTCGGTGCGTGTCGATCGGTTGGATGGCACCCAGATGGGTACCGAAATCCCCAAGGGGTGGGAAGGAAACTTCGAGATCGAGCGCGGAGATTCCATCGTCGACGACTTTATCGCCAAAGCCGAGCAACAGTTCTATGCCGGCAGCACCGTGCCTAATGGCACGATGTATCAGTATGTCGCGGAGACCGATGGATCAACGTCGACCTATCAGTTCGATGGCGTTATCTTCAAACTGACGAGTGCTGGCCAATGGAAAGGTGACAGCAGTGTCAAGCAGAAGCTGGAATTCTTCGCCGCCCGACGGAGGCGAATCTGATGACGCCTTCGCAGGTGATCATCGGCACGGCCGAAGCGCGCACGACCATCATCGATGCAGAGGGACGCAAACTGGCGCTGCGGCGGCTGACCGCCTTGGACAAGCTTCGCTTGTTTAAGGCCGCCGGTCCTATTTTGGCGCAAAACCAGCCTTGGTTGGGGATGGCGCTGCTGGCCTGCTCTGTCGCGGCCATCGACGACGTGCCCGTCCCGCCTCCGGTCAATGAACAGCAGATTGAAACGATGGTCTCGCGACTCGGCGACGCGGGTATCGCCGCGATTGCGGACGCATTTGGTGACGAGGACGATCGCGACCCCGCGGAGCTGTCGGCATCCGCGGGAAACTGAGCAGGCACCCCGATCTGATCGACTGCTTGTTCCTTGTTCGGAACGGGGTGCCATTCGATGTGGCGTTCAGCCTGCCGGCGGATGAGCGGTTGGCCTGGATTGTTGCCTTGGGAACGATCGACGGTCGGGAGTTCGACTGGCAATCTTTGAGCTGGAGGGAGAGGCATTGATTTCGATCGATAGATTGCAAGCAATTTGCGACCTCCTCGACCATATCGATGTCGATGAGCTGGAGACGAAAGCGTTGACCCAGGCAACGCATGATATCCAGGCGCTCGTCGAAGCATCGGAGACCGACGCGGCGACGGCTTCGATCAGTAGCCGCCTGGTCCCTGGTGGTGTTGTCATCGGCTCCACAAACCCGCACGCCGCGGAGCGGGAGTTCGGGTCAATGGACCATCAGCCCGAGCCGTTGCTTGGCGCCGCGGCCAGTGAGATCGGCCCGGTGGTTGCCGAACGTATTGGACAAGTCTTTGCACGGCGACTGGCAGGGCGGTGAACCATGATCGAGGCCTACACGGTAGGTATCACGCTGGCGCTGGAGAACGGCGTTTCGGAGGGCTTGGCGGTCATCCGCCGTGATCTGGGCACGGTCAACCGTGCCGTGGAGGGAAGTGCCGTGGGGTTGCGGCACCTGAAGCGTCTTGCGGATCACTCGCCGCTTGGCCCGCGTGCAGCGGCTCTCGGGACAGAAAGCGGTGAGTCCCAGGCCAGATCCCGCGTCAGTGCCGGATCTGCCAATCAGTCAGGCGTCGCGCGATCCGAACTCATGCCATCAGGCTTCACGAGGCAGTTGCGCACCGCCGATGGGCATGGTCGTGATCTGTTGCACGTGGCGGTGGCGAGCAGGCCCTCAGCCGACGCAGCCCGATCGTCCGGCGCACGCGCGATGTCGATCCGGACGGAAGGTGATACATCTCCACGATCGGGACGTTCGCTCGCTTCGATCGCTGGCAATGAGACGAAGCCGATAAAGGCAACAATCGTGCAGGTGCCGGAAGCGGCACGCCTGCAATATGGGCAGTCGCAGATTGCTGCGGTGCAGCCGGTCCCGAGGTCGTCCCGAGGCGGTCAGTCCGAGCGTCAGGCGGATCAGCCTCTGGCAGCGTACGTGGCGCAGCAGACCCCGTCGGCGCCATCAGGTTTGGTCGGAGATTCGAAGCCGCGGGCTTACGATCCGCTGCGATCTACCTCCGCGGCAATCTACCAGAGCAGGGACGTTCCGCAGCCAATGGGTTCCGCAGGTGAGCGAACCAACCCAGCGAACAACGATCAATTCGGATTCCTGAAGTCCGAGATGCCATCGGCCGTGCCTCCGCCGACCGATACACGCGGAACTTCGATGCAAGGCGATGTCTATCTCGACGGAACACGCCTCGGTCGGTGGGTTGCGGACTATCTATCAAAGGCGGTCGACCGCCCACGATCTGGCACGACAGGTTTTGATCCGCGCATGACGGCCACCTGGCCTGGCGCGCCAATCGGTTCCTGACAAGACAGGATATTATGATGGGTACGGCGCTTATTCTCGGCGGGGTTGAATTTCGGGATTATGAGATTCCGGCAGCGATCAATTTCGGGGGGCGCCAGCGACTGGTGGTACACAATCTGTCCAATGGCACTCGAGTGATCGATGCCCTCGGCCGCGATGATTCGGATATATCGTTCGCAGGGATATTCTCCGGCTCCGACGCGACCCTGCGTGCACGACTGCTCGATGAGATGCGAGCAAGCGGAGTGCTGTTCCCGCTGACGTGGGACGTGTTCCTGTATTCGGTGGTGATCAAGCGATTTGAGGCCGACTATCGCACGGGATGGTGGATTCCGTATCGCGTCGTGTGCTCGGTGCTGCGTGATGAGGCCAGTGCCATTGTCGAAGCTGCCGTATCGATCGCCGCGAGCGTTCTGGCGGATGTCGCGACGGCCGGCAGCTATCCGGCCAACGGTGTGGATCTGTCGGTCACACAGACGGCTCTGAGCCAGCCTGGTGCCATGCTGCCTGGGACGACAAGCTACACGTCGGCAATGGCAAGCCTTGGCCAGAGCTCGAGCGGAATCGACACGGGAATAGCGACCACCGAGGCCAATCTGAATGGCCTCGTTACATCACAATTATCGACGCCATCCACCGCAATAGCCGCCCTTCCGGCGATGGTCGGGGCAGCGGGGCAGTTGGGTGGCTTGACGGCAGCACGAGGTTATCTCGGTCGGGCCGCTACCAACATGACGAATGTGAGTACGTGACGGTGAAATCGATAACGATCGCGGGCGGCAATTTGTACGATATTGCCGCCCGTGAGTTAGGAGATGCGACCCAATGGATACGCATCGCTCAGCTGAACGGCATTGAGGATCCGATGTTGTCTGGCATCGTGACGCTTGTCATTCCAGACATCGATCCGAACGCGGGAGGCGGTGTTGCTCCTCAGTGATCAACTGATGCCGTGGCGATCGCCGTGTGCACGAATGATTGCGAACGGTTCGATCGTCCCTGGGGTCATGGATGTGGAGGTGATCTCCAACGGGCATCTTGCGGCTGACAGGTTCAGCGCGCAGATCGCTCTCGATGCATCTGGCGGATACAGCGATGCATTTTGGGCAAGCGCTCCTGACATCCGGCTCGACGTTCAGTTCAGCGTCGACTCGGCGATCTTCATCGGTCTCATCACCGGAACCGTCGACACAATGACGATGGATCCGGTGCGTCGGACAGTGCACGTAAGTGGCCGCGACCTATCATCGAGCCTCATTGAATCCAGGATACAAGAGTCTTTCGCCAATCGGACGTCGAGTGAGATCGCCGCCGTGCTTGCCGAACGACATGGTCTGGCAGCCAACGTCACGTCAACCCAGACACTGGTCGGGCGTTACTATCAGAATGAGCATGACCGCATCACGCTCGATCAGTTCAGTCGAGTTACGACCGAATGGGACCTGCTCGCCTTTCTCGCTCGCCAGGAAGGATTCGGACTATCGGTCACTGGCACGCAGTTGAACTTTGGTCCCAGTCAGCAAGCCGTGGGTCCATCGTACGGGCTGACTCCGAGTGACTGCATTAGCCTGCGATTGGAGCGATCCCTGACACTGGCCCGCGACATCGAGGTGACCGTCAAGACCTGGAACTCTCATCAATGTGGGGCGTTTTCCCAGACTGTCCGCCGCATCGGCAGCAGCGCCTCGAGCTTCGGGCAGGTATTGTCTCCCCAGCAATACGCCTATGTTCGTCCCAATCTCACTCCCGATCAGGCGCTGAGGTTGGCAAACGAGACACTAGCGGAATTAACGCGGCACGAGCGTACGATCGAGATCATGATGCCAGGGGATTTGGCGTTGAGCACGTCTTCTCCATTATCGTTGTCCGGAACGAATACGGATTTCGATCAATTATATTCTGTCGATGTCATAGAGCGCCGATTCAGCCACTCTGACGGATTCACGCAGTGCGTCCGGGCAGTAAACGCTAACATCTGATCACCACTTTGTCTGACTTGTGACTCAAACGACATTGATGGCCCCATAAATGGACCGGTTCCTGAATGCCCTCAAGGCACATGCCGAGGCACTCGATTGTGGCATCGGACAGCCGCGATTTGGCGTCGTGGCATCGGTTGACAGCACGACGGCCACCGCGCGTGTGACGCTGCAGCCCGAGGGCGTTCTGAGTGGCTGGTTGCCGATCCTCTCTTCGTGGGTGGGCGCCGGATGGGGCGTCGTGAGCCCCCCTTCTCCAGGGGACCAGGTTTTAATCCTCGCGCAGGAAGGTAACGCCGAACACGGCATAATCGTTGGCGCTGCGTTCAGCGTCGCGCAATCACCTCCCGCAGCTCCGGTCGGAGAATTCTGGCTGGTCCACGGCTCCGGCAGCTTCATCAAGCTGCAGAATGACGGCACTGTCCGGGTGAACGGTGATCTCTATGTCGAGGGCGACGTCTATGATCGTCACGGCCCGATGTCGAGCCTCCGTAATCACTACAATGTCCACACCCACAATGATTCCCGCGGCCAGGTTACCTCTGCGCCCACACCTCAGGATTAGCATCCAGTGGATGATATCTTTCACGTGTGGGGCACCGACCTGACAGTTGGGGCCTCCGGCGATCTGGCTGTGGCCGCTCAACCGACAGTCGGTCAGCAGCGCATCTTGCGTCGCCTTCTTACCAATCCTGGCGACTATATCTGGCAGCTCGATTATGGCGCCGGGCTGGCGGGCTTCGTCGGAGAACCCGCGAACGCTTCCCAGATCACGGCCATCATTCGCAGTCAGATATTCAAAGAATCTGCCGTCGCGCGAACGCCTGAGCCGATCGTTGATGTTCAGGTGTCTCCAGCTGGGGCGGTTGGAACGGTCTACGTGCACCTGCGCTACGCGGATTCGCAGAGTGGCGAAAGTCAGGTCTTGTCCTTCTCGGTGACTGGTTGATTCATGCAGCTCCCCCTTCAGACATTCACGTCGCTGGTTCAGAACATGGCGGCGGCGGTGCAAGCGGCCGCAACGCAGTTGATCGACCTCACGGTGGGATCGGTTCTCCGGGCGATCCTGGAGGCCAATGCATCGGTCGCCCTCTGGATGCAGTGGCTGATACTGCAGGTCCTGCAGATGACCCGTGCTGCGACCAGCTCTGGCGCCGACCTCGACAGCTGGATGGCCGACATGTCGCTGATCCGCTTGCCGGCGATATCGGCGACGGGGCTTGTCGCCTTCTCGCGCTACACACCAACATCAACGGCGTTGGTGCCGGCCGGCGCTCTCGTTCGCACCGCGGATGGCGTGCAAACGTTCGTTGTGACAGTCGACACGACCAACTCGGCATGGGCCCCTACGCTCAATGGGTACACGATTGCCACGGGGCAGGCCACGCTGACGGTTCCCATTGCCGCGCAATCTCCAGGCAGCGCCGGGAATGTCCTGGCCGGTACTATCACTCTGCTGGCCACGGCGATGCCCGGGGTCGACACCGTTACGAATGCTGCGTCAACTCAGGACGGGATGGATCCTGAGAGCGACGCGGCATTCAGACTTCGCTTTGCGAATTACATCAATAGCCGGTCTCGCGCGACGATCGCCGCCATCGAGTATGCGATAATGAGTATTCAACAGGGACTGAATTTCGCCGTGGCGCTGAATGTCGACACGACAGGAAGTCCGCTGGTTGGAAATTTTGTCGTTGCAATCGATGATGGAACCGGATCTCCACCCTCGTCCCTGCTTTCGACAGCGTATGCGGCTGTCGATGCGGTCCGGCCGATTGGTTCGACATTTTCCGTGCAACCCCCGATCGTGACCCAGGCCAACGTGACATTGACCATATCGGTCATGCCGGCGACCGCGAAGCCGCAAGTGGTTGGCTTGGTGGCGGCTGCTGTCACGAGCTTTATCAATGCGTTGCCGATCGGGGCCACACTTGCGGTCACGAGACTTGCACAGATTGCGTATGCAACCAATCCAGCGATCAACAATGTCACCGCCGTGCAGATCAACGAGGTGACTGCGGATCTTACCGTTGGTACCTCCGGTGTCATCAAAGCCGGCAGCGTGTCGGTGAACTGAGATGACGGGCGATCAGAGCGATTTTGCCTCGCGGATACGGGCGGTTCTACCATCGCATTGGTTCGCTGATGATTCGCCGGTCCTGGATAGCCTGCTTGGGGGACTGGCGGCGGGATGGAGCCAGGCCTATTCGCTCCTTCAATACGTCAAATCCCAATGTCGGATCGCAACGGCTTCCGACGTATGGCTTGATATCGTCGCTCAGGACTTCTTCAACGCCGCCATGGTACGTAAGCCCAATGAAAGCGACTCATCATTCCGAACTCGGATCCAACGAGAGCTCTTCCGAGAACGCGGGACACGCCATTCTGTCGTCGCGGTCCTTGAGGATCTGACGGGGCGTACACCAATAATCTTCGAGCCTGCATGTTCCTCCGACACAGGGGGATACTCGACATTGGCCGGCGACGGCGGAGGCGTCGGTTACGGTGTTGGGGGTGGGTGGGGGAGCCTCTCTCTCCCCTTTCAGTGCTTCATCACGGCGTACCGTCCCGACAGTGGCGGGATAACGCAGGTGGCAGGGTGGTGTGCGCCCTGTGGCGCCTATGGAGCTGGCACTATCGAATACGCCACGTTGGACATGGTGACGGCGCAGGTTACCGACGCGGACATCTATGCCGCGATTGCCGGCGTTCTGCCGGTCGGGACGATCGGCTGGACTCAGATCAATAGCTAGATTTCGGTATGGAGTTTTGAATGGACCGAAACTTTGTTTATCCCGGCAGTATTCCGCTAGATACCGATCTACTTTCGGTAAATCGCAATGCGATGGTGGCTGTCGGTTATCTGGCGCAGATGATACTTGGATCGTCCACAGTCGTGGACGGCCTTGTTTGCGTACCGACAACGCCCGCGTCGCTGGCTGTCACGGTGGGGCCTGGCAGCATCGCCGGCATGACCGTCATCGACGCGATCTCCTATGGGTCGCTGCCCGCGGATACGGTAAGCCCATTGGTCAAGATCGGTATCAATACCGCCTCGACGAGCTTTACTCTCGCTTGTCCGACGACCTCGGGTCAAGCAATCAACTATCTGATCCAGGCATCGTTTCTGGAAAGCGACGTCAATCCCATCGTTCTACCGTATTACAACGCGGCGAATCCCGCGCAACCGTACAGCGGACCCGCGAACTCGGGCGTTCCCCAGAACACCCAGCGCGTACAACGCGTGCAGTTGGAATTGAAGGCTGGCGCACCAGCGATTGTGGGTCAGCAGCAGACCCCGCCGGTTGATGCGGGTTGGGTCGGTCTGTATGTCGTCGCAGTGAGCTATGGCCAGTCGGCGATCACGGCCGCGGATATCACCCCGTTTCCGACGGCTCCCTTCCTCGGATGGAAACTGCCTCAGCTGCGGCCCGGCTTTGCGTCGGGTGTCGAGAGTATCACAGCGTCTGGATCCTTCACGGTGCCCGCGGGTGTGACGCAAGTGGAGGTCGAGCTGTGGGGCGGTGGCGCGGGATCCTATGCGTCATATGGGTCCATTCCCAGTGGCGGTGGCGCCGGTGGCGGCTACGCACGCAAACGCATCTCCGGGCTTCTCCCCGGGCAGGTCATTCCTGTTACGATTGGTATCGGTGGTAACGGTGGCGCGACATCAGGCAGTCCTGCGACGGCCGGGGGCACATCCAGCTTCGGGACCTATGTCAGTGCGACAGGGGGTAGTTTGAATGCTCTGGCATCCATCTCTGCCCCATTGAACGGGGCCACACCTGGTGGTGTCGGCGTCGGCGGTGACGTCAATATTGCTGGCTCCTCCGGCCAGGCTGGCGTGCTGAACCAGGGGGGATTGGGCGGAGCAGCCCCGATGGGCGGAACCCAGAACAGTGGCACGACGGGTGTTTCCGGCAATTTTCCTGGTGGAGGCGCTGCCGGCGCAGGCACGGGCAGCAACAGTGCAACGCAGTATAACGGCGCATCCGGTGCAGGTGGTCTTGCTGTCGTAAGGTGGTAGTCCAGAGGACGCCGCTTCCGTCCACCGAGTATACCGCATGCGTGGAATGCTCGGCTGACAATTTATCACATATCAACCTGTGTGACCGTTTCGCCCTGTCATGAGGGCGCGGGGAGTGATTGATGTCCACGCCAGCGACTCATATCTGGAAGCCCAGTTCCGCACGAACGATCGTGATCGATAGTTTCGTTCCGGTCCCTCGTGGGACCACCGCCGCGGCGCCATCTTTGTTGACCTGGCCCACGAAAGATCCAGGGGATACACTGGACTATCAGTTGGACATATCGCCGGCCCTGATTGGCAATCAGGGAGATTCCATCGCGACTATCGACATTGGCATATCACCGAGCAATCCCGGCGATTTGGCTGCCAACAGTATGGCCGCGGACGGTGCCCGTGCCACCTTCTGGTTTACCGCTGGCCAGAACGGGACGGTCTATACCGTCACCATATTGATTACGACGTCGAACGGTAGGACTCTGCAGCGGAGTGTTCTGCTGCCTGTCATTTATCTGTCCGTCCCGAATTACCCTACCGATGTGCTCGATACTGACGCCGGTGCGGTTGTGACTGACCAGAACGGCAATCCGATCCTGGCGCCATCGTCCTGACCTTCCAAGTCCACGATATATAGTCCGAATCCGATACGAAGATTATTGTCCAAGCGTAAGGTGGTGTTCCGAGCACTCACTCAACGCAATGCTTTGGGAGCTGCGCGCTATTATGCCAACGATCGACGAGCTGGCACCGGCAACCGCTACAGCTGATACGGACGAATTGCTTGTCAGTCAGGGTGGCATTGCACGCAAGGCGACACGGGCCCAGGTCTTGTCCGGGGTCCAGCCGACCGTTTCGCTCAACAGTGGATCTCTCTTGGGCCGCCAGAGTGCTGGCACGGGAGGTCCGGAACAGATTGGTATCGGTGCCAACCTGACGCTTTCCGGTGGCACTTTATCGGCCGCGGCGAGTGCCTTCACCATCGCAAGCCTGCCGGTTGGAAACGTCCCTGGCACAATCGATGATATTCCGATTGGCCAGGCGGGGACAAACGTCGCCGTCACCTACAGCCAGTTCATGAGCGGGATCTCAGGGCTCTCCAACGTCAATGCCTCGCAATTGATGGTGATTCCGACCGGCTCGACAGTGCAGCAAAAGCTGGCCGATTTCGCGGCGGGGGCATTGCCTAAATCCGGCGGCGCCCTGACGGGTTCGCTGACCTTGGCGGCGGATCCGGCAGCCGCGCTGCAGGCGGCGACGAAGCAGTATGTCGATGCAAGGGTATTGCGTACGGGCGATACCTTGACCGGGCCACTGACGCTTGCCGCGGATCCGTCGCTGCCGCTACAGGCGGCCACGAAGGAATATGTCGACACACAGACCGGCGGGAGTCTGCCGAAAACCGGCGGCGCGCTGACTGGCGCCTTGACTCTTGCCGCGGATCCAGCGGCCGCCTTGCAGGCGGCGACGAAACAGTATGTCGATACGAGGGTGTTGCGCACTGGCGATACCCTGACCGGACCGCTTACGCTTGCCGCCGATCCGACGCAGCCGCTTCAGGCTGCCACGAAGGAGTATGTCGATAACCAGGCAGGCGCCAATCTGTCGAAAGCGGGTGGCACGCTCACGGGTGCCTTGACGCTGGCGACTGACCCTATGATGCCGCTTCAGGCGGCGACCAAGGAATATGTCGACACCCAGGCAGGCGCCAATCTGTCGAAGGCGGGCGGCACCCTCACAGGTGCATTGACGCTGGCTGCGGATCCAACGGTCGTATTGCAGGCGGCGACGAAACAATACGTCGATACAAGGGTGCTGCGTACAGGCGATACTCTTACCGGTCCTCTGACGCTTGCCGCCGACCCGACGCAACCGCTACAGGCGGCCACGAAGGAGTATGTCGACAACCAGGCTGGTGGCAGTCTGCCGAAGGCTGGCGGCACGCTCACTGGGGCCTTGACGCTTGCCGCAAATCCGACGTCGTCGCTGCAGGCGGCGACCAAGCAATATGTCGACCAACAGGTGGCGACGACCCTTCCACTGGTGGGCGGCACACTGACAGGGCCGATCAACCTGTCCGCGAACCCGACCAGCGCATTGCAGGCGGCACCCAAACAGTATGTCGACGCGGCGGTCGCCGGGGTTTTGCCGATTTCAGGCGGATCAATGACCGGCCCACTGTCATTCAATCAGGCGTATACCGGTTCGGCGGCTCCAACCGTACTGACGACGTCACGCCAGCAGGCGAACGTGGGGGACAGCCCTCTCGTCTATTCCACGATGACGGTTGCCATGTCAGGAGGTGCCGGGTCATCGAATACAAACGCCTTGCTTACGACCAATGTCGGCAACGTCTTGAATTCCAGCGGTGTCGCATCCGATGGTCCTGGCACCGAGGTGTACTCCTTGGTCTCATACCTGAACTCCTCGGCATTGCGGCCCCTCGGAGTTGGCGCGGTGGCAGCGCAGCACGTATCGATACAATCTGCGCCGACCCGCAACCTGCCACCCGGCGGCGTGCCGTCCGGTCGTCAGATGGCCCAGCTATGGGCACTTTGGCTGCCGACGGTCGACAAAACGAATCTACCATCGTCCGTCGCCAACTCGATCACGGCGAACGAATCAGACCTCCAGGCCAACAATGTTGATGACGCGAATGCGCGATTCGGTCTGCAGCTCGTCGTCAATGAAGCGATCCCTCTGGCGTCGGGTGGGTATCCGCTTGAATGGGCTTACGGCATTCTCACGACCACGAGTGGGACTGGCCAGTTCAAATGGATGGCCAATCTTCAGGGTAATTATTCAATCGCGGTGATCGATACCCGGAACGCCTTTCCCAATGGAACGGCGTTGGCTTATCCCACGATCACCACTTCGTTGACCTCACCCAGCACGACAGTCCACGTCAGCAATGCTATGCCCTTCACGTCAGCCGGCGTGTATGGGCATCCGGTATCTTCGACCAATACGTCCTCGATCAAAATTGGTGCGGGGACCTATACGCAGGTCGGCTGCAGTCTCGATGGTCCGGGATTGACCTCTGGTACACTGACGCTGGCGGCCGCGGTCTCGGTCGCCAATGGGGTGTCGGGGAATGTTGTTACCAACACAAGTCGCACGATTTGGATGGCCACCGGCCAGCAGATCGCGTTCGATTACGGCGGCACCATCAACGTATTTTATGACACGAGCGTTGGTTCTCTGCATGTCACCAGCCAGCTTATGGCGGATGGGGGGTTTCTACTCGATCACGGAAGCGGAACGTCCCTCTATTGGGATAGCTCTGCGTTCTCTTCCGCGGGGGGCGGTCATCTGCAGGGCAATCTGATGGTTACCGGAACCCTGTATACGCCCAACAGCCTGACGGTAGGTGGCTATTCGACTCTTGCTGGCCCTGTGACCTTCGCAAACTCCGCGACATTCAACAATCTAAGCACGTTTCAAAATGGCGTGACGATGAATGGCGGGCTTTCAGTGGCGTCGGGGACCCTGTCAGCCAAGAACGGTCTGTCAGTCAGCGGCGGAAACCTCACCATCCCTATCTTTACGATTGCGACTCTGCCGACGGCAGCGTCCGGCACGCTCGCCTATGTCAGCAACGGTCGCAAAGTGGGTGAGGCATCCGGCAGTGGCACCGGTGTACTCGCCGTAGGAAGCAGCGCCGGTCAATGGATATCTGTCATGAGCGGAACGGTAGTATCCGCCTAG